TAAACCTACGTTTTGCAATTCGCATTTCTTCAGGCGTTGGTTGACCCTTAAACATTTGAATTACTGTCTGTGCAAAAAATCCATTTTTGATATTACTCAAATAATAGTTACCTATCTCTACGTCAATCTCTATATACTTTAAAGCACCTATATAACTTGGCAAAGGGTATTTTCCTTGACCAGCTCTATACATTTTAAAGGCATATACTTGTTTATTTTCCCTTGTTGTTGGGTTAAATAAAGGATATTCAATTACGGCTTCACGGCTATTTGACCAATCTTCGCTATAATACGCACAATCTTTGCTTAATCTAACATTCTGAAAGGGTAAATGATACAACTCGGCAATCTCTGTTTTGGCTTTGTTCCATATAACCTCAATATAATACCCATCAAATAGTTCAAAATCTTGTGAAATCTTGGTATTAAAAGACTCATAATCTTCAAAAGCGTTAATATTTCTTAACTTATCAAATGCTTTTGCCTTGTTTAGCGTGTCATCTGCATAAATTTCAAATGATTCACCCGCAATATAGGACGATTTTTGGTTGACAATAGCATTATGTTTAGGGCTTTTGTTGTATAAATCAATCAATTTTTGAGGGTATAAGTTATCCTCACCAAAAGTTGTGTACCCTTTTGTTTTATTTTCTTTAAATGTAGGCAAAGAAATACCAGCAAAAGAAAGTCTATCGAGTGCGAACTTATTGTTTTCCATTGTTGCCAAATTTATCTACGCTTGTGAATCCTAATGTTAGAATGACCACCCATTCCACGCTCTCTATTAGTTTATCGGTGTTGTGGTAAACCATCGCCCCAATTAAAGCTAAACCACCGACAATGCCTATCACTCTCTTTGAGCTAAACTCGCCTTTATCACCTTTGAAGATTTCAAATATTTTCATAAATTGTTTGTTTTTTTTATGTAGTAACGGATGGCAAATAACCCCGAAATGATTGCCACTAAACCAGCCAATGCCGAGATAATAGGTTGTGCCGTTGTGCTAATGGATGCAACTGCACTCACTACAGAAATTATGCTGCTACTATCGGCTGCCGTGTCGTTAAATTTTGTCATTTTTTTTGTTCTATTGTTTCTGAATACCCTTCAATAGCATTCAAGTAAAATTTAATCTCATATGAATATACTGCCAATAAACTATCGCTTTGCTTTTGTTGGCGTTCCATTTTGTGCAACCTATCGCCCATTTTTATATTCTCATTTTCGCACTTTGATATAATGGCTTTCTTTGTATTCTCGGAATCGTAGTATAAATAGCCTACAATTAAAAGCATACAAAAAGCCACCGCTGCTATAGGGTTTTTTTTAAATTCTTCAAAGGAAATTGGTAGGCTCATTATGCTGGTCTTGGTGGTGATGGTTTAGGTATGTATTCTCCCTCAGGTAAATCTAAAATCCAAGACCATTCTGTGCCTTCAATTTGAATCTTATCTTCGTCAGATAAAAATAAGAACCAAACATCGTTAATGTCTTGAACGCAATTGAAAAATTCATAAGGCGTGTAAAATTGACCTTGTACTTGGTCGTAGTTTTCGGTTGTTAAAATGTATCCTATCATTATACGTTACGTGATAAAGTTGTTTGAAATGCTTGTACTGCGGTGTAAAAGTTGGATGCTTGTGTGTCGGTTAAGCCGTCACCAATTGAGGCAAATGCACATTGTTTGGTTGAGAAATATAAGGGCGCTCCACTTATATTTACAGCACCTATAAATATATTATTAGTTGGTAGTGCAGAAGAAACAACAGTACTATTTATAGTTTTAGTTGCATTTTTAAATGCATTAACTATATTTGATGCAGTCCTATTTGCTATATAAAAACCTTTAGAATCTGCATCGGAATGAGATATATCGGTAGTTTGATTTATCCTATAATAGGAAACTCCACTTGTTCTAATTTCAATGAGTGAACCATTTGTACCACTAAAATTACCAATTTCAACTTCGACACCATTGCTTGTAGTCCTCGAATAGTAACTTAAATGTGAACTATTTAAAATTAATTGTGTGCTTGAAACAATTCCACTATTCATATAAGCACTCGTTCCGTTAGGCGTCACACCCGTACTACTAAACGTCCATCCACTTGTAAACGTTCCCGTAAAACTTGAACTCTTTAAATTTTGCGCACACGCTGCCGCACTTGAACCTACCATTGGATAAATGGCTTTCATTGGTGTCCAGAGTGAATTGGCTTTTAAATCGATTACCAATTGATTAACGGCAGTTTTTTCGGTACTTGTAAGCGTACCACCCGCAGTCGTTACCCTATCAAAATAGGCTTGTGCGTCTGCGTCAAACCCACCACCCGAAATACTGGTATTACCTACAACAACACCTAATCTAACACCAAACATTTTATTCGTTGTATAAAACGATTGAACCGCTTGTTAGCGTAATTGACGTGATGATTTGTTCTTCAGGCAAAGTGATAAAAATACCTTGCTTTAAAGTAACACCAGTTAAACCAAGTTGTGTCATTAAAGATGTACCATCGAAAGAAATCGCAGATACTACTGCGTCACTATTAACGACAAAGCCCCTAAATCTTCCCGTGTTTGCTGATGTATTACTGATTACTTTGCAACCAGTAAAACCAGCCATAAATTCGTTTGAATTACTCATATATTTTTTCTATTAATGTTGGATTATATTCGTCTGTTGTTGTACTTGATAATTGAACTTTTAATATTCCACTTTCTACTTGCTCATTTGCAAGTGCTGGGTTTAAATTACTTGGTGAAGTTTGAGCATAAATTTCGTACATATACTCTCCTTCAAAAAAATCGTATGTGTTTTCGTTAATTGAAAACTTATTATAACGTTCTTTAAAAGTGCTAACATCACTTAAAATAAAAGCATACGTTTTATTCGTTTGTCTATGTGTTAAATAAAACAAAAACTTTGGGTTGCTTATAGTGACCTTTTCACTCAGTGTCAAGTACCAAAATTTTGTTTGTCCTTTAGTGATTAATAGCATTATAAGTATATTAGCAAATAAAGTAATTTGTTACAATAAAAAAGGGGTGACCTAAGCCACCCCCCACATATGAAAACAAGACAGAAATTAAAGCCCTAATGTAGTTACTACAGAAGACTGCAGCTTGTATGGTGCTTCAATATCCATAGCCTGAAGTGTAACTTCATAACCAGTAGAATCACCAAACGCAGCACCAGTATTCGCAACCATTGAACTAACATCACAACCGCTTTCTTTACCTACCAACCAATACTCATCGTTGTTGGTTTTTACGATAGTGAAAACACGTCCTTGAGCTAACAATTTTAACTCGTTACGCTTAGCAGTTGACAACCTTCGCAATTTGAAAGCCACGTCACATTGGTTAAAAACCGTGCCGTTTTCAACAGATACGTTGGTTGTGTTAGTCATTGATGCAGTCGCCTTAGGGATGTCATAAGTGTAAACATCCCCACTTGCTACTGATGTTGCCGTAACTTCACCACTTGCAACTGTAAAGCCAGTTTTAGCCCAGTTAACAAGATAGATAGATTTAACGCCACCGACTGCATCTTTGCAATCAAGGGCAAAACTTTGAGAAATTAAACACGGCATATCTTATATAAATTAAAGGGTGAAATAAACTACTTCGTCAGGGAACGCAATCTGTACGCCATACTTCATTTTAGCTTTGAAATATACGTTTTCAGAAATTGGGTCGAATACAAATTTGTATTGTTCTTCTTCGTTTGCCAAGTCAGTACCTACGAATAAGTTAGTCAAATGAGTAGCAACCAATTTGTCTGTTCCATCCAAACCACCAACTGCAATTAATTTCATATTAGTACCTGGAATAATCATATCCATCATTCCAGCTTCTGGCATATAATGGTACAAATTAGCGTTCTTCAAGTTAACTAAGAACTTTTTGTAGAAATCTACTCCACAAAAACAAACCAAGTTTTCTTTACTTGCAATTCTTGATGGAATAGCAGCGTAGATAGCATCTAAGATGTCATCAGCGTTTGAAGTTGTGATTGAAGTTGCACTGATAGTGTTTCCTGAAATAGGGTCACCTGAACCACCAAAGCCCAACGCAGTCAAGATAGTTGTAAAACCATCAAACTTGTTAGTGTTAGGGTTAGTGTTAGAAGTTGCAACTGTTCCTTGCCAAATAGCAATTTCCAATTTTTCAGCAATTACACTAGCTTTCTCAGAACCAATAAGTTCTTCGAAAGGTAAAGCAACTGCAGAACCTGGAGCGATTTGTGTTTGCATCCATTTAGCTTCCAAAGTTTTAGGGCATAAAGTTTCTTCAACTGCAAGTTTACCAACAGTCAAAGTTCTTTGTGTGAAAGTTGTTAGACCAGATGGTGTTAAACCACATCCGTCTGTTTGGAAATAAACGTCTGAAGATAGGATGTTAAGAGTTTCAGCAGATTTGATACCTACTTGAACTTGACCAGCGTCGTACATTAAACGAGCCGTTTTACCACCGAATAGGGCTTTGCTTAATAAATTAAGACTCTGCTCATTGGTGTAATTTGCGAGTGATGATACTACAAATGACATATTTTTATTTTTTCTTTAGTTGTTGTGCGATTTTTACAATGTTTGCAAATTGTTGTTCTTTTTTGCTTAACGTCTCAGGAGCTTTTGTTGGTTCAGCACTTGGTAGGTTTGCTACCTTTTCTACTAAGTCAACAGTTTTTGAAAACATTTCACTTTGTTTTTCTAATTTAGCAACTACACTTTCAAATTGTGCAGTCAATATAGCGATTTTGCTTTCTAAGTTACTTACTACTTCGTTGAATTTTTCGATTGTTGCAAATTCTTTTGCAGCTTCGATTTCAACTTCAACTTCAGCAGTAGGTTCTACGATTTCAGTTACGATACCAGCAACTGTAGTTACAAGTGTACCACCTTCTACTTCGTGTGTAGCGTCAGGAGCAGGAATATCGCCTTCGGCAGTTTCTACCAAAATAGCAGTTCCTACAGAAAGTTCACCTTCCCATTTGATTACCGTTCCATCGGTCAAAACGGCACTTGCCATTTCAACAGATACCGCATCGTCAAATTTTAACATAGTGCGGATTTCTTGAATTAAACTTTTAGAGTCCATTTTTATATATATTAGTTTTATGTTTTATTTGTTGCATTTTTTATTTGCCATTCCACTTCGACAATAGTGATTTCAACTCTTCTAAAATTTTATCTTCTTCTATAGGTTCTACAAAATCAAAAAACCCTTCTACACTAAAACCATTCCAAGTCCCATCTTTGCATTTTTGCCAATTTGCATCGTCTTCGATAAAGTAACTAACAAACCAACTACCATCTTTTGCATCTTCAAATCCTTTTGGTGGCATTATACCACGTTCAAAATCCAATAAATAAGATTCAAATAAAACGCATCCATCTATTGCCTTATCGTGGTCAACATTTACACTATTGTACTTGTTGTTTTTCGCCCACTTTTTAGCAATTTTATAAATGGTTTCTTTGTCAAAGACCAC